ATGGACCGTAAATATCCATGTTCATTACAAGGGTTCCGCTGGTGGTTCCATAACCAACTCGCTGCCATGCGGATCCGTTGTTGACCGTGGAGGTTCCAGTACTTCCAGATGTAAAATCGGTGTACAATCCACTCGAATAATAACTAGCGGTTGATGAACCAAGTGTCATGTTTATCTGTGACTCAGCAGAACTGGTTCCACCGGAAATTGTGATCTTGTAGACATCATACAAAGAACTAAAACAATTGCTTACGGTGACAGTTGAAACTGCAGACCCAATAGTTTGAGTTGCTACAAGTTGTAGGCCGTTCTGTGTGACCCAGGCACTTCCGCTATACGCAGCAATACGATCCGTATCAGTCTCGTAAATAAGCTGACCCTCATACGGGACAGCCGGACGGGTAGAAGAAGTAACAACCCCCGGCTTGATCAGCGTGGAAGCACCAAGAACAGAACTAAGAGGCATTATTCCTCAACAGGTGCCGGAACAGGCTCAACGGTTTCAGGTGCAACAGGAGCCGAGAAATCCTGCTTGGCTTCGTCATACACAAAACCGATTCCAGCATACGTCTTGCCCTCCGTGTCAAAGAAAGTTTCCACCCAGCGACCAGGGTAACGCTCCGGGTTGGCGTCGAGGAACTCCTTCGTCACAACAGCAACGTGAACGACAACATTGTTCTCGTCAAGCTTTGCAAAATATTGGGACATCTCTCTCCTTATTGAGTCCTGTACCGAACATAAACAATACCAGAGCCACCCGCAGCGCCAGCCCATGAGCCGTCACCACCACCACCACCACCACCAGAATTAGTTGTTCCAGCAACTGCGGAAGCAGAAGATGAATTGGTTCCTTTCCCTCCTCCACCGATACCACCAGCACCACCAGTTCCGTTTGAGCACCCACCACCACCGCCACCAGCCTTGTAGGTAGTGCCAGCAGACTGCCCAAGGAATGAAGAAATGTCTACTCCAGCCCCACCAGAACCGCCAACAACGTTATCTGTGCCAACATTTCCCACAGCACCAGCCCCACCACCGCCACCAGCAGAAGTACCACTACCACCTGCACCAAGACCGCCACGATTGCCTTGCGTAACAATTCCGATGTTGCTTGCGCCCGTATTGTTATTTCCACGACACCCAGATGTCGAGGCACCGGCTAGACCTCTTTCGGTTTGAAAATTCATGCATCCACCGCCAGCAGCAGCGATTGCATTATTTGTTGTTCCTATGTATGAAGTTCCGCCAGTTTCAACATTGGTCGCAGCACCACCAGCACCAACAGCAACAGTATGACTTCCTGATGCCAAATATATTGTTCTTTGGAAAAGTCCCCCCGCTCCACCGCCGCCACCTCCACCAGTAGTTGCAAATCCACCACCACCGCCACCGACAAGAAGAACATCAAACAAACCGCCAGTAGTTACGTTTAGCGTTCCATCCGAAGTAAACGTAATCAGGTTGTAGCTGACACCGCTCGACGTGATCGCAGACGAAGTGTTTGAAGCAACACCGTAACCAGCTGTAGTAGCAAGAGCATCACCCTCGATGCGGCGACGAATGTAGACAATGCCAGAGCCACCATTACCGCCAGCCGTAGAGGTTCCACTATTTGGGTTACCACCACCACCGCCACCAGAAGCTGTGTTTGCAGAAGCAGCAGAACCAGCAGCGGATGTCCCACCACCAGCACCACCAATTGATGATCCACCAGCTCCACCAGTAGAACCACCACCACCTCCACCAGCGCCCTTGAACAGGGTAGAGCCAGCAATAAAAGAACTTACGTCTGTTCCAACCCCACCAGCGCCTCCGGTATTGCTAAGACCAGTTGATCCAGCACCACCAGTACCGCCACCTCCACCACCGAATACATCACCCTGTCCGTTTCCACCAGAGAAACCAAATGATGTATTTGCGTAGAGAGAGGATATTCCAGTTATGTAGCCATTGATTGCGCCACCACCGCCACCGCATCCACCACGTACAGCATCAAGTGTTGTTGTTCCAACGATGTATGGGTTGCCTCCGGCACCACCGCCGACAACCGAACAAACAGAACCAATGATGCTTGCTGCACCCTGTGAACCCCACCTACTTCCAGCAGCTCCAGACCCACCAGCTCCGCCAGTTCCTCCAGCGCCAACCGTTACAGAATGTGATCCAGTTGGCAAATAGATGGTTGTTTGAAGTTTTCCACCTGCACCACCGCCACCAGCAGAACGAGTCGTTCCGTCTTGACCAGCGGATCCACCTCCACCACCACCAAACATGAGGACATCAAACCATCCGCCAGAAGTAACAGTCAGGGTGCCATCGGAAGTAAATGTGTGGAGCTTGTGGGATACACCAGAAACGGTGATATTGCTTTCCGTGCCACCGGAAGCAATACCGTACTGTGTTGCTAGACGACGTTGACGTGCACCACTAATAGACATTGATGTTCCTTGAGTGAATCATGTTAGTAAGTCCAGGTGATCGTTCCGTCGCTATTGAACGTGTAAATCCTGTATGAGCCAGAGGTAGTAACGGTTGGGCTACCAGTAGTCGTTGCAGTAGGTGCAGTTATAAGTGTGCGAAGAATGACAACACCCGATCCACCTGCACCACCAGCTCCACCGTTTGATCCACCGCCACCTCCACCACCGCCAGTATTGGCAGTACCTGATGGTGCGGTCACGTTTCCTGCAGTAGCACCAGCAGCGCCGCCGCCAGACCCACCAGTACTTACTCCCTCGCCACCGCCGCCACCAGCACGAAATGTTGCTGTACCAGTAATAGAAGAAGATATACCGTTTCCACCATTGATAAGTGAACCAGCTGCGCTAGCACCACCGCCGCCGCCAGCAACACTCAATCCAGCGCCAGAAGAGTTTGCACCTGCATAACCCTGAACAGTTGGTTGAATTGCTACAGATGTTGCAGCGCCGCCAGTGCGTGGAGTGCTATCACCACGACCAGACGAACCACCACCCGAACCACCAGCAAGACCGTTGCCAGCAGTAGTGCCACCACCACCGCCACCTAATGCGGTGATCGGACCAAAAACCGTGTTTGCACCATTGGCCGTTGCAGCTCCACCAGAACCGATAGTTACTGTGTAGGACCTACCACTAACTGGAACAAGTGGAGACTCATTGGTCAATCCGCCACCAGTTGATTCACCAATTACAGAAGAGCGATATCCACCAGCTCCACCGCCGCCACCACCGGAGATTCCAGTTCCACCAGTACCGCCACCACCGCCGCCAGCGACGACAACGTACTCGACTACTGGTACTTGCTTAGAAAAGGCGAAGGTGCCTAACCCAGCCGAAACACCCATGTTAGTTGGTCTTATCCCAGCCAATGACCGTAACGTTCACCTTGCTGGCCGTGTCAGACAAACCCTGAAAGGTTTCTCCGGTGGTCAGCACAAGTGCCGTATCCAGCACCATAGTGTCGTTTGCGCCAATAGGCAGGGCAGACATGATTCGGTTCGATGCAGTAGCAGCAGAACCAATAGCAAGCGTCACCGTACGTTCAGCCGTGTCGGTGTTCGTAATGATGATCTGCTTAGCAACAAACGTGTGAGCAGAAGTCACCGTAAACAAGGTAGTGGTAGAAGTGCCGAGCTGCGTTGGTGCGCAAAGCCTTGCTTCTACTCTGTCTCCTGACGCCATTTATACTCCTATGTCCATGACCATGATTGCGCCCTCGGTGGTCGTGTTCAAACCACCAGAAGCCGGTGCCACAGCCCACTTTACACCATAGGTCTGGGTTGAGTCTGCGGTGAGAAGATAGGTGTCGGTACCAATCGGGAGACGTGCGATAACCGTTCCATCGGTAACCAGGATGTCACCCTTGGTGGTGAGCGTAGAAGCAACCTTGTTTGCCTGGTCCGCATCAACAGCGGTGAACACCGGATAGCAGGTAGCACCAGCGCTATGCGAGTTGGCTGTGGTGCCATCAACAGCACGAGTAATAGACGACAGGGATCCGGTGCTACGTGCTCCGACAAGAACCTTTTCTTCTGTGGCAAGACCCGGATCGATAACCATGTAGAACGGACCGTTAGCCGTGTCGGGCCAACCAGTCGTAGTACCGGACAAGGATGCAGTCGTGTCAAGTGAAGTCATCGACGAGGTGAGAGTGCAGGATGCTGCACCACCCGCATAAGACCTTCTTGTTGCGTATGCCATATAACTCCTAGTCCTGTACCGAACGCATCGTCACAATGCAAGTCCCCTCGAGATCCCACTTGCCTGTGTAGCCGTCAAGGATCTGGAACTCCATATCCTCAACAACCACAGAGAACGTCTCGGTATTTTCCTGATAGTTTACCACCCTCGGATTTGTGACTAAATCCCGCAAGGCAACCAGCTCCGCTTCAACATCGAAGTAGTACTCCTGGTTCCCCGTGGTCTGGATGTGGTGCATCAGGATCGGTACACGGAACACCTGGCTTCGTGCCGGAGATGCGTACGCCCTAGCCATCCACCTAGTCACGGTCGGCCCAGTAGTAGTCGTAGCTCTGTTCAGCTCAAGCTTGAACTGTGCCTCAATGAACTTTGTCTGTGGGCCAGTCGACACCGACTCGGTAGAGCCAGCCACCGTGTGGGCGGTCATAGCCGTGTCTGCCGCAGAGTCAAGCGAAACATACGGTGACACCGTGCCCACGAGCGGAGTGGTACGGATATCAAACTTAGCCACGAACTTACGGTCCGGGATGCCCCAACGGTACCTACCCGTAGTGATGGTGCCCTGCGTTACAAGACTGGTTGACTGTGCATATACACCGCTACCAGCAATAGAGAACATCCTCTTGGAATCAAACGTGATAACGGATCTTGTTGTACCCGTCACGCTGTTCATCAGGTCAGAGGCGTACGCTGGCCTGTTGATCTCGGTAAACGTCGATAGATCTAGTCTTCCCAAACCTGACGAAGTGTTGTCAAAGTTTGACCACGTGAACCAGACATAGTTGCTTTCGCTAGCAAAGTCATACACAGCACCAGAGGTTGGGATGAGCGATCCGACCGTGAGGTCTCCGTTTGTATCAGATGTTGCATAGCGAACACCCTTGTTGGTGCCAATCATCACACCACCCAGGTACGTGAAGATTGCTGTTGGAACCTCGCCAAGCGGAAGTTCAAGTGCGTTGACTGGGGTTTCCAGAACACCAGCGGTTGTGATCCCTAGACGGTAGACAGATCCATGGTTGCCAGCAAAACCAGCAATGTAAATTGCGTTTGGTCCAGCAGCCGATCCAACCCATTGCCAGCCGGACACAGGGTGCTGATAGTCGTCTGCGCCAACGTTTCCGGATGGACTGTAATACAGGTCGTTGCCATTGGTGCCGTAACCAGTAACAATGAAATAGCCTTTGACAAAGTCGATGTAGCCGAACTCGTGCCCATAAGCCACGTTTGATACTGCGTGGGCGCTGTTGATTTTCCACAACCCGTAGGCGTTTGTGGTACCTGCATAGGTTACGTAGACGTTGATTCCATCTGAGCAGATGTCACGTGCAGAAGAAGTTGGCAGTCCGGTTACGGTGGTCCAGGTTGGGGTAGCTGCATACGGATTCGATGAGTACTTGACCGTGCTGTTGTCAAGAATGTAAACCTCTGTGCCCGTAGTCACCAGCTTCAGATTCGTGTTGGATGTAACAAGAGAAGTCTGCACCGTATTCAATAGCGACAGTTCACCCTTGGTCCACGGGTTGATTCCCTTGGATGTCCAGAACCTGTAATCCTGAGAGTCAGCTGTATCCGAATACTTCTGTCCGGCACCAAGATGCCATGAGGATTCACCACGACGCCACAAACCCTGAGGGTTGATAGCAGCCTCACCAGGGCTGGTCGACTGGTCAACAGAGTCACGAACACGTGGCTCAAAGCCACGACTAAACTGATTGGACTTCTGGTCGACCATGTACGGTCTACCGTTGATCGAGATAGGGAAGATGTCTGGTACCAAGTTTGTTGACGGAGCTCCGCTAAAGAATGCTGGCGATGGTAGAAATGCGTCCGTGAATCGGAGTGTCGCTACCACGGATCATTCCCTTGTCAGGAATGTCGGATACGCCCGAGCCAGACGTGCAGCCTCAGCAGTAATCCTGTCCCTCCGTAACTGTCGCAGGTTGGATATAGAACCCGTAATGGCACCCGACTGAACCTCTTCGGCCCTACGAGTGTCACCCTGTGCTTCAGTAAAGTTCCTCTTGATTTCACGTGGTGCCATCAAACGAAGCTGTGTACCAATCACCACGATGTCTGTCGCTGATTCCTGCACACCACACGTCGAGTTGATATCCACAGCCTCGGTGCTAGCAGACGTATACGGTGCCTTGTAAACGACACGCAGGCGACCAGGGTAAACGTTCTGATCGAACCTGATAGCGAACCCTGACGCAAAGTCATCGGTTGGCAAGTCACGAACAAGCTTCACCCTGCGGGCAACCGGATAGTCGTCCGTAAGGTACCGGACAGAAACATTCAAAAGGTCAATGACCTCAGTTGCCCCGGTTAGGTTGATCATAGAGTCCGTACCGTTGTAAGTGATATTCAGGGTCTTGACCTGGAACAACCCGTTCATCGGTGACGACATGTCACGCATCTCGTCGTTCATTGCCTCAAGGATCTGAGCCCTGGGGAATCGAGGGTTGACGGTGACAATCGCACCAGAGGAATGCGCTGCTGCGGTAGTGCCGTTGAATCCACGCTGGACAGTTAGCGTCTTCGTAGCTGTATCAGCAGCCCAGATGTACATGAGCTCTGCATCCACCTCGAACACCTGACCAGCACGAAGACCTTCAAGGGAATAGGTAACGACAACGCTGGTAGTAGAACTATCAACGCTGGAGGCAAGCTTGTTGCGGGCCTCAATCGTTCCGGAAAGAAGCTGACGCAACGTCCTATCAATGACGGTTGCGGCTGTGGTCACTTCTTCTTCTTAGGCTTCTTGCCATACTCCATCATCCGTTCCTTCTTGCCCTCGGACTTTTCGTGCTTCATCTTGGACTTCTTGGACTTGTACTTCTCGCCCTTCATGGACATGACTACTTGCCCTTCTTCTTGGACTTATCCATCTTCATGGGCTTGCCAGTCTTCTTGGCCTCCATCTTAGCGGCCTTCATCCCAGCCTTCGAGTAGCTGAATTCTTTCTTTCCGACTTTCGGCATGATGTCTCCTATCGACTAACCGATATTACCATTTGACCTTGTCTGCCCAGTAAGCAGCAGACATCTTGCCCTTGGCAATGTTCTTTGCGTGGCGAGCCTTGAACGACTCACGACGCTTACGATAAGACGCCGACTCGCCCTCCTTCTTCGGGGAACCCTGGACACCCTGCTGACCAAAACGGATCAGCTTCACCTTGCTGCCCTCCTTGGCCAGAACAGCATGGGACTTCTTCGCCCCCGGTGTGCGCTTTGGCTTGTTGTACCCAGCAAACTTTTCGCCTCTATATTCAATGCCCATTTAGACACCTATCCCTGTTTCAACCTGGAACTTGTGTTCCGCTTTCTTCTCGATCTCAGCAGCACCATCAATGCGCTTGGGTTGCAGGCCCTCACGACGCAGACGCTTGTACGCTGGCATGTCCACATTCCATTGACGCTCGGTCTTGTTGATCTGTGCAACCTTGCTGCCACGTGACGTGGTCGAGTTCATGCCCATGCGGATGCCAGCTACACGGCAACCAAAGCAGCCCTCGACATCTAGATTGGGGTGGGTTTCCTGGTGCTTCACGTTATGTACGCTCCGTATCCAGCAGCAGTAAGTTCTGCCACCTCTTCATCTGTCAGGAAGATGTTGTGCCCACCAAGATACTCTCTGGTAGCTGATCCATCACGAGGGTCGTTGATCGTGTAGGTTCCGTCCGAAAGTCTGTACAGATTCTCGCCACGGATACCTGGCGGAATTCGAGCAAACAACTTGTCTGCCCTCTCATCTCCGAACAGGGTGGCGAATGCGTAGGTGGTTGTCTGTGGCACACGGAAGATGCGGGACTTGACCCACACAACAGATGAGGTTCCGGTTCCGCTACCAGTAAGTACGGCGAACACGGTCCTGGCTCCATCGGCTGATCCACCGGATGTACCGTCACCAGTTCCGGTGCGGATATTGATATGGAATTCCGTGCTCGACTCAGAACCAAACCCTGATCCGGTAGCAGTCCTACGGTTGGAAAGAATCTGAGAAATGGTTGACGACCCAGTACCCGCAGATGCCACGCCATAACGTGCAAGAAGTCCGTTGCTAACGGTTGCTTCGGTTCCTGTGCCGGAACCCGTAGCCTGACGCACACGGGAGATAAGGAAGAACGCATCAAAGCCGCTGCTACCAGAACCAGTAGCTGTGCGCTGAAGAAGAGCGATGCGACCAACTGCGGTCTCTGTGCCAGTACCAGAACCAGTAGCGGTTCGTCCTACAGGTGTTCCAACATAGAACCTGTGTGTAGTTACAAAGGGTTCTGTAAACCCGATTACTGCTGTAGATGGCATGGGGTTAGTCCCCTACCAACTAGTCAAGCGTCAGAGTGAGAGAGGTGATCTGGAAGGTGTCACCAGCAGTCACAGCAGCTGACGAAGAAAGAGCACCAGTCCACAAGCAGTTGCCAGCCGTCGAGTTATCCCACAGCGACCAATGCGTGTAGGTCTCCGTGTTCGGAACGTTCGTCCACGACATCGTTGCCGAGGTTGCCTTCGAACCGCTAGCAGCAGCAGACCAGGACGCAGCCTGGCGAGAGGTGTTAGCCGCAGCGTTGGTCGTGCCAGCTTCACCCGGATCACCCGTGTGCAACTTCACGTAAGTGTTGGCAACAGAGAAAGAAGTGCCACTCAGCGTGTCAAGAAAAGCAAGTTCTGCGTAGTTAGAAATCGACATGTAAACCTCTCTTTCAGATTGTAGCAGAGCCCCCGGTTTTACCCGGGGGCCCTCTACATGCTTACAGCAATGTTATTGCTTGTTAGCTGTTTGCGCCGATGCTGGACGACGACTCGATGCGACGGAGCGATGCCTCACGGAATCGACCGTAACCGCCGAGCCAGTACCAACCCAACGGCTGCAAGCGCATGAGGTAGTCGGTGACGTTGCCACGAACGACCTTCGGCGTTGCTCCGTTGCCATCCTGGGTGCTGAACGCCTTTGCAAGCGCCTGGCGGCCCATGATGTGGGTGCAGTACACATCGATGTTTCCGGCCGAACCGGAGCCGTCCGATGCGTTGGTGAACACCTTGGCACGTGGGGTCTCAATGAAACGGACCGACTCGAAGAGACCGATCTCGCCATTGTAGATTCCCGTCGGATCGACGTAGTTGGCAGGCGTACGCCATGCGGCTGCGTCGGTTGCCGAACGGAAGTCGTACGACACGTCTGGGTGGATGAAGCCGATGTACGAACCGTTGAAGGTTGGCACGTTGGCTGCACGCAGCTGGGCGACGACCTTGCGAACGTCGTTGGCTGCGAGGATGTCCTCAGCCTGAACCGTCGTGCGGCTGGACGGATCGGTCGATCCACCCGTTGCGTACACAACGTTGCTTCCTGCTGCGAGAACTTCACGGACAACCTGGTCCATCGAGTCGCCAGCGTTGTAGCCAATGATGTTGGCTGCTGCCGAGTCGACATCCATGAATGCCGTGCCACGGAGCTTGGCCGTGGTAACGACAGCGTTGCCGTATTCGTTCAGGGTGACGGTCACCTGGCTGTCCGAGAGGGCAGTCGGGGTAACGTCGGTGACTTCGTTGAGAGTGCTGGTTGCGGCAGCAATGTCATTGAAGATGGTGAAGGTAACGCCAGTTCCTGGCATTGCCTGTGCGACTGGCTGAACGTCTGCTGCCTGGTCGAACAGAAGCTCCGAACGCAACGCAAAGTATGCGAGGCGATCAAAGGCTACCTGGTCAATTGACAGCGACGAGGTTGTGGTTTCGCCGGCCATTGGTTATTAGCTCCTTGTTGTTAGATGATGTTTGACTGATTGGCTTTTGCCTGGGCCAACAGCTCCATCACTTCACGCTCATTCTTGGCGCTAGCGATCTTTGCTGCGTAGTCGACCACGGGTTCCGAAACATCACCCATCGCTGCGGCATTCCCCATCCGACCCCATGCTGCCTGTTCCTGCTTGGGAACCTGCTGCTGACTTGGAGCGGTTTGGATGAGATTTGCTTCTGCGGCGGCTGCTCGGATTGCATCCGGTGAAATTTCGCCATCGTAGCCCTTGACGAAATACTTTGACATTGGCGAATTCAGGTCGACACCTGCCTTCACAAAAGCCAGTTCTTTCTTGGCTGCTTCGGCCTCGTCCTTCATTTGACGAAGAGACTTCACCTCGTTCTCCAGCTCTCGCATTCTTGCTCGAACAGGATTCCGTGCACCTTGGTCTTCTTGCTGAACTTCCTCTTCATAGAAGTCTTGTTCGGCCATGACCCACTCCTTCCGCCCACACCTAGCTGGAGGGGCCAGGTGGCTGCATATCTCACCCCTATTTGCACATTGAAACCGGGGG